TTGTAGATAGTGATCTTAGAATTGATATACCCATGTTAAATATTATTGAGAATTAATGTTTTTATTTTTTTATTACTATTCTTCTTCTGTTGATTGCATCTTTGCCGCAAAATCCTTTCCAAACAATTGCTCTATAATTACTTTCTTTTCAGCATCAGTAGCATTTGCTACCTTAGCAATCAGAGATTCACCCTGCGGTTTCAATTCAACATCAAGAACTTCCTGTCTTGTCATTTTGAAAACAATCTTATATTCAGGAACTCCTTTTGATATTGCTTCGTAGTGAACAAAATTATCAGGACGACCATCAGCCCAATTTTCAGATCCTTGTATTGGAACAGAATGAGATTTTTCACCTTTTGCATAAAGTGTACAATCCGGTTCTGTTTTAATATTAGGATTAGTTACGATAACTTCAACTTTTTTTCCTTCGTAATCTACAAATGTAGTGCGAAAAACATTGAGATAATACCTTCCAGAAGCATCAAAGTATATGTATGGATAATTTAAATAGGTTGCATCAATTGTTTTACCTACACCATTATCATCTACATCCTGAATATCAACAAAATCATTGTCTTTTGTTTTCCTACGCATAATAACAGGTTTTTTTACTGTTACTGGTGGATTATCCCTTAAAAGGGATTGAAGTTCTGGAGTTATGTTTACTTTGTTGCCTTTAACAGATACTATCATAACAATATTTTTTTTTTGCTTTCTTAAAAAGATATTACTTTCACCTAAAAACCCCGCACAAGTGCGGGGCAAGTATTTCAGATGTGAATTTAGTCTTGCGATTGCCCATATTGATACCAACCAATCCCATATAGGCATATAAAATCCATTATAAGCGTATGGGATGCTGTCGGGGAAACAGATGTAGCAGCAGAAGTTAAATACCATTGATTTGCCAATCCAGAAAATGCAAGGAATTTAACCTTACTTGTTATAGCCGGCGCATTGATAATAATGTGCATCCTTGAATAATTATAAGATGCAGTTACATTTGCGACAGAAAGAACACATGAATCTTTAAGATTAAGTATATAATACTTATCGAAAACATTCAATCCCGGTTGAATTAATCCCGGAATTAACTGAATTGTATCAATTGTTGCCCCAAGCGTATCTGCTATTGTTGTTATTCCTAATTGCAATGAACGATATGTTCTGTCAGAATTTGATGCAGTTCCGAATAAAGGTACATTAGGATAAACTGTTTGTGCTTTTACTCCAATTGATGTTATCAGAGAAAGAAAAAGAATTATTTTTTTCATTTTATTAAGTTTAATTTGATTTAGATTTTAATTATTTCTTATTTAGATTTTAAATTTACTGAGGATTAACAACTGGTGGTAAAAATGATGCAGCGGTTAAAGTTGTATAAAGAAATATCATATCACTCCAACCGTAGTTTACATCAAATTTCCATTTAGCAAGCATTGCATATTGTTCTGCAAAAATGTTACCATCCAATTGCCCGATACGGAGATTCCAGTCGGCTTCGCTATTCATTGCTACATGGAAATTTCCGATATTTGGATCGGTAGATGCCCTTGTAAAGATAATTGTATTATCTGGCATACCTGCAAGCGGAACAACTTCCCATCCTTTCCAAGTTGGAGTTCCACGTTCATCAAGAGGGCCACCTTTAAATGTTGTATTTGCCAACTGTTCTTTATATAATATCCAAGTTAAAGTTGAGCAAAGGAATTTCATATCCCTATGAGAATCTTTATCCGAAATTAATGCTTTATACAACTTAGCTGCCTGTTGGATAAGATCATCTAATACTGCGAAAATTGTTGTATTAGTTAAGGTTGCTGGTGTGATTGTAGAAAGATTAACTAATGGATCATTTACCATCCTTTGCAAATATCCATTAAAATACTGCAATTGGTATTGTGATTGACCCCAAACATAATGTCCGGCATAAGCTAAAGAACCCATCCAGAACATATTTTCAATCTGCTCACCTGAGCGACCCAAAAGAACCTGTACCATCTTTCCAGATAAATCCGGGCCTCCGGTTGGTATAATTTCTTCAAGAATTGGTTTTGCAAGATATTTACTCCAAACAGTAGATTCCAAATCACGAGGATTTGCAACCTGAAATGTTTGAAAATTTGCCGGTGTCATTGTCCTTGAATCCAATGTCCATCCTGATCCCGGTTGCGCTGTTGGAATAGCCTGAGATGGAGAAAGTGGATTTACTAAATCCAAACGATCAATAGTGAATACCTTTTTAATATCACTATCAACAGCTACAACTCCCTTTTCGAGTGTATCCATTGAATAAAGTGCTTTAAGGATAACATATTGAGCATATAAACCGCTCCAAGAATTATCTACTGAAATGAAAGACATATATTGTGAATTTTAGATTTTTAATTTAGTTTGTTAGATTCGGTTCGCTTTGTTAGATTTGGTTTAGTTAGCAGCGGAAACAATTTTACCATCAGACAACCTTGTTATAATTCCATTGCTGATTCGGATTTGTTTATCTTTAATTCTCTGCATATTAAATGCAATGACTGTTTTCAAATCATTCATTTCCAATTCCTTACCTTTTCCTAAGCGAACATCTTCACCATTTTTTGCCATCTTTGGAGCAGTTGCTCTAACTGGTATGAATGAGAATTGAGTTGCAACATCTTCATAATTATCAGTTGCTTTGTTTATAAGGAACTCCCTTACTTCAGGGAGTGGCATATCATCGGTTGCCTGAACACGATTTTGTGCAATTAATTTATCTACTAAAGTAGTTGCCTTTTCGGTGCGAAGTAATTTAGCAGATTCTTTTGCTGAATTTTCAGCCTTTTCTTTTTCTTCCTTCATGGATTTATTATCCATTTCCATTTTGTCATGTGCTTCTTTCATCTTATTATATTCGCACATGGAATCTTCTGCTTTCTTTTTGAAATCCATAGCTTCCTTTTCCTTTTCGGACATTTTGTTTTTCAAATCTTCACCCAATGTTTTTGAATCAAGAATAATTTTTTCTTTATCCATCATTTCGTCATTAACTGAACGAAGACGATTTTCAAGACGAGATATAGCTGACACTACTTCGTCCTCATCTGCATCAGATGCTAAATCGAAACCAATTTTGGTTTTTTCCTTTGAAATTGCATTAAGACGATTTACTACTTTTGGAAATGGCATAACTATATTTTTTTTAGTTTTTAAATTTATATTTTGTTCAATATCTTCTGCAACAAACTTATTTTGAGCATTTTGATATTCTCTGTAATAATAAGATAATTCAGAACTGTTTAATGCTATTGGATCTTTTTCTAATCTAACAACTTTTCCTTTTGCATCAACAATATTATCAATTAAACCTTCATCGTGCATCTTTTCAGCATCCCACCAAGTTTTATCTTTCATTAAAGAAAGTATATCGCTTTGTGTCTTTTTTGGTTTTCCATTTCTTCCAGATTTACTTGCAATTGTTCTTGAAATTATATCAACAACATTGTCCATAAAATCTGACTTTTCTTCTGGATTTTCAGGGTTATAAGGCATGTGGCACATCCACCTTCCAGTTTCCCTAACCATATCAACTTTGTCTGCCGCAAGTGGAATCCAACCTGCACAACTAAAAGCAAATCCTGTTATTACAGAATGTGTTTTTCGATTGCTCATTGATATGCTATTGAACATATCTAATGAATGTTGAACATCTCCTCCTTGACTATTTATATAGAAAAGAAGTTTTGAAATATCTGCATCATTAAAAGAAAGAACTTCACTTGCAAAAACCTTACCATCAATTCCCATTCCATCACCTTTCTGAATAATCTCTCCATTTTCAATTATATCCTTATCATCACCTATATGCTGGTTGATTTGGAAAATTGGGGTTTTAGATTGTTCATTAATGACATACATTTGAAGAAATTAGCTTGTAGGCATAAAAGTAAGGTGTAATTGAGTATGTAACGCCATTTCTTAATTATTTGCTAATACAAAATAATTAAAAATGTAATAAGTGTCAATTCAGCGCATAAAAAAGCCAAATCCTTAGAAAAGGATTTGGCGTAAAAACCAGAAACATAAAAATGTTTAACTAAGTCCTATAAGTGTTGAATAATCGGCTGATGCACTTCCATAATTTGGAGTTGTTGATGTTCCAAAATATTTTACATCCTGAATATTGCAAGAAAGTTGATTAATTTGGTCTTTATTCCAAACAAATGAATAATCAGTTGTTGTTGATATTTCTAAATTAAGAGTTGAATTTGTTACTGGATAACAATGTTCGTTTCCTGTTATTAAATTTGTTATCTGCCATGAATAAACTGATGAGTTTGTTCCTTTAATAACTTTAATTTGCCATGTGCTTTGAGTTGCCATAATTTTGAGTTTTAGTTTTTATGTTCGATCCTCGTTTTGCAGGACTATTGTATTCGCCTCTTTAAATTCCGCAATCTGATTGATTTTAATCCTCTCCAATTGTCTGTTTCATAATTATTTGCACCCCTCCCTGTATCGAACAGGGAGGGGTGCCACAAGTGGTTAATTTCTTGATGGCCAATCCCAATAAGTAGAATAAATTTGATCGGTTGTGCCATCTTCATTTTTGATGAACGCCTCTGATTTATGATGCACTGAAAAGCGCAATACATTAGGCGCATCCACCGCCATAGTGAAGCATTGTAGGTTTGCAATGAGATTTCCACACGCCTGAACCACTATTGCGGGTACATACTCCGCTCCATTAGCATTACATAAGATATCATTCCCGCATCCATAAAAATGTACAATTCTACCTGCGGTAGGTATCGAAACTGCATTACTTCCTATTTGTTCCATAATTATAATTGTGCCTTCTACGAGGCTGTTTTAACTTATTTTTTCTTTTTTAAGTTTTTATTTTAAGTTTTTAATTAGAAGATTTAATAAGTTGTTCCATCGTAATTTTAATTTTATCCTTTTTAGGAAACATTTTTAAAAAATCTGGATGAGTTGTAATTAAGTCAATAACGGCTTTGTTTCTTGATTGATATTGTTTTGAGAATTTGTCTATTTTTTCATTAAGTATAGAATCAACTCTTAATGTAATTACTCCACTATTTGATTTCTTTTTATTTTCAATCTTCTCTTGTTGGGATAGGATGGCTTTGCGCATATATTAATTGTAAAATTTCAAAGTATTCCAATACCACAATCCGCTTATAAAATCTCCCTGATACCTTATCATTGTATCTCCATAAACTTCGCATACATAAAATTCCTCACCAAAAGGATATGATATTTTCTTCATTGTATCTCCACCTAATTTAATCATTGGAGTAAATGAAGATGGGCAACATGATAAATATAATTCTTGACACCAACAACTATATGATAAATCTTGATACCGAAATAATTCAGTAGAATCATCACATAATTTCCATACCGTAATTACATAATCTGTTGGTTTATTTTCAATTACATCTTTAAATACAACTTGTTTAGTACAAGATGAAAATAATGCGATGACTAAAATTAGTTTTTTCATAAAAGTTTATTTTATTTCAGCAATAATATTAAAATCAAATAAGTGATTTCCCGATGATTCAAATGTAAATCCGTTCATTGGAAATAATTCTATACTATCTGTTCCTAATAATGATGCACATAATGGATTTCCACTATCGAATAATCCACATAATAAATTTCCTGAAACATTATTAAAAATAATTGGAAGTGTAGGATTTGGAGTAACGTTTATTAGAGATACTGTTCCGGATAGAGAAAATGAACCTTGAAATTGCCAATGTATTGTTTTATTATCTAAAATTTTATATCTATTATATGCTTGCGAATAAACAGTTGCGGTTCCTCCACCTGTTGCTGTTATTGTTAATCCTGAAATTGGTATCCAGCTTCCATAATTAACTATATTCCCAAAATCACTTGCAGTATTACCGCTCAAAGTTCCACTACCAGATGTGCCAGAATTTAAAATAACAGTTCTATAATAATGGATATTTGCGTTTCCTGTTCCAACAAATTCCTGCGGGTCTGCATAGGTTTCTCCAATTGCATTTACTGGTTGCCAAGATGTTAATCCTAAATTTGCCGTGATGTTTGCTGGAGTTGCGGATGTTGGAAATCCCGTTGTTAAGTATATCTCACCATTATAAAACATTGCACCGGCAGATATTGTTGTATTACCACCTGCAATAGTTTGAACACATCCATAAAGTATGTAAACAACTGCATTTGAATAAGATGCTCCAATTAAGGTTTGTATAATAGTTGCATCGTTTTGATTATATGCAGTTTCCATGAAATCCAATGTACCCCTTTTAAGATATACATCAATTCCACCGGGATTCATTATTGCGTCTAAGTATGGTTGAAATCTATTTGCCATGTAAATAATTTTTTTTAGATTTTTAAAATTTTCAATCTTAATAAACTTGTACAGTATATGACGTTCCAGCCATCAACATTTTATTTACAACGCTCGAAATTATCTCAACATAAGATACTCCCAAAGCTACACTTAATGATGTAGGTATCCAAACAATAAATTTATAAGTTGTATCAGAACCAGAAATTGCAGAATCAGAAACAACTGAAAAATTAGGAATATCACCAACTAATCCTAATTTTACATCTGCAACTAAAAGTGTAGGATATGTAACCGCAACTGTTGTTATAAAAATATCAGAAACATTATATCCACCTGCTGATAAGTACCATATTCCTAATATTGATGTTGCATTAACTGTATATGCTACTGTTCCATCCCTATATGATGTTGGTTGCCTAAATGTAGTTCTAAACCAACGATTTAAAGCATATTCCATTATCAGTTTTTGGCTATTATATTGCGCTCTTTCTTGCGCTCCAATATAGGATGGTGCTATTTTGTACCAACAATACGATGTAGTTTTTGTTGTTGGATCGAAATTTAATAAACCCCAATCTGTTGAAGATGGTGGATTTGAAGTAGTTGCAACTAATACTTGATAATAATTTCCATCAAAATAAAGAACTACATTTCCTGATGTATAAGTTCCTGTAATCCAATATAAAGGATTGTCTGGTGAATTTCCAAGATTATTTCCACAAGTTGAAATATAAACTCCTTGATATGTAATTACTGTATCATTAATTGAATATCCTATTGTGCTAATCCAACTATTAGATACTAAATCTCCATAACAGTAATTCCAAAAATTCTTATTTAGCCACATATTCTGCCCAAGCATCCCTTGTTGCCATGCGATAAATCGAGGCGTTCTATGGGATGTCGGAAGAAACTCTATTGCAAGATCATTCCAATCTATTATTGGTAGTTGTTGGACTGTTGGCATATTTATTTTGAATAATCTCTTATTCCTAATTTTTCATCAAATGAAACTGTAATATATAATCCAGTACATTCAAATTCTTTTAAAGTTTTAATTAATTCTTTTTTTGAATAAAATTTAAACTTTCTTTTATTTCCAATTCTGATAGTTCCTTGACGGTAGCAGTAATTATATTTATCCTTTACAAACTCACCATCTTTCAACCTATTTGGCAACTTTTTTACAATTTAAAATTTTATCACCAATTTTAATCCTAATTTTTCCAGACTTTACAATTTCGTATAAAATTCCATCGAAATTAACAAATAACTTAGATAAAACAAAACTCATACGGCTATACAATTAAGATTTAAAATTCCGCTTGTACCTGTCCTAAAATCACTTAATTGAGAAAAATTAATAGAACCACCAGTTGATGTATTATTTTCTAAAGATATATATCCGGCTATTGATGACCAACTTTTTGCGTTTTCTGTTGGATTTAAACCTCCACTCCATCCTGTACTTGTATTCCATATTGCACCATTTGAAACAAGATATTCCTGATATGAAGTTCCCCAAGTTGGCAATCCGGCAGATGTTATATCCGGTCTTACAGCTACATTTATAAACTCAACATCATTAACTCCTGTTACTGATAATATTGCATTTTCTAATGCAGATAATTTCATTGTTGCAGATAAGTTACTATTAAATGCTGTTGTTGATAATGAATTAAGAAAATTTGTTATCGCTGTTTGTACTGATGCGAATATGATTGCAGAATAAGCTCCATTATAATAAACATCTAATTGTAAAAATAACCAATCGCTTTTTGCAGAACTTACAACATAAGATATTCCCGGTGCTGCAATTAAGTTAGAGAATGATACTGCAGATGCTAAAACTCCAGATGAAACTGGAACAGGTAAACCATTTGAAGATGATGCTATTTTTATTAAACATTGTCCTGAGTATCCTTCTTGAGCTATACAAAATGCAATTGGTAGATTTGCTGGATTTGCAGGTTGCGACCAAATTACAGATAAAGGATTAACTCCTGTTGATGGTTGTATTTGTGGTAATATCGGAGTTGTTGAATTATACTGCATATTTAGGAATTGATATTGGAACCATCCTAAAGTTTGCGGTTGCGCTGCGGATATTAATGCTTCTTGTTGAGATAGAAATAAATCGTACTGCTGTTCCTCAAAACCAATACCTGAGGCAACTGTATTCAAAAGTAATAATTTATAATCCGTTTCTGATAAATTTCCGGGAACAGATACCCAATCTTGTGGATTTATGGTAATTCCTAAAGATGCAGCAGCAGCGACTAAATCAGCAGAAAGTCCATTTTGAATTAAGATTATTGGTCGTGCCATCTTTATTTATTAGATTCTACAAATTATATACCAATGAGCAGGTGTAAAAATTATATCTGAATTTGAAATGATACATTGATAACAAAAACCACCAATATATATAAAATTGTCGGTATGGTATGCCGTACCCGAAACCCATATAGGCACATACGCCCACTTTACAGCCTCAAACGTTGCGTCATTATTAGTAGTGGTGCATAGGTATTCTCCTACTAAATTCGGGGCTAAATTCAAATATACACAATTTGCAAATGCGACATATTCTGTACCTGAAATCCAAGTAGATTGCGGAGTTTGATTAAGTGTAGCATTTATTTGTACAGAAGTTTGGTATCTGAATGATTTAGGATCGTACATAGACCCTTTCGTATCATTAAAACAAAATGAAAATCCTCTTAAATATTTTGTTATTGTATTGTGTTTATAATCTTCTTTATCATATCTACTCATCATTGCAGATGAGAATGAAGTGTGAAAACCGTTGAAATTTGAAGTTATTAAATCTCTTAAATAAAAAATTTCAAAGTTTGCATCAATTAAATTAGAATAGTCTGAGCGATTATCAGTAGCTAATTGATCTGAAAAAATATGAAAGTAAACGCAAGCATCCATATATTGAGTTACGCCTCCTAAAATATCACTTCCTTCTCCAGATATAAACTCAATAAAAAGTGAAGGGCATTTAACTATAAATCCATCACCTTTTTTTAATGATTGCGTTTCTATATCAATTTGGTCATTCCAAATTCCAATATACTTAAAAACTTGATTTACATTTGACGGAGTTTTTTGGATATTATTTGCAGGTTTAGGCGTAGGTATAGGATTGTCAACCAAGATTGTATTGGCTTTTGCTATTATATCTGTATATACATCTGAAAAGCCCATATTACCTAAATTGCCTATCCAACTCATTAATTAAAAGTGAAACTTGCTTATTCTCTAATTCTTTAGATTGTGTAACAAACTCTCTTTTAAATTCAGTTTCACTTCTATATTGATTTTCTCCATCCTGATGATATGAAGCATATCCTTTTCCTCTTTCATCTATTGGATCAATTGTAAGAGTTCCTGTATTTCCCACAATTATTGGCTTATTTCCAATCGCTTCACTTTTTAAATCTCCACTTAAATCTAATATTGGTGGTGGTGTATCCCTATAAGAAATTCCATTCCAACTTGAACCAGTTTCCTTATTTGATTCAGTATCAAAATTCTCCTTCATCTCCTCTTGCGCCAATTCAATGCCTTTTTGTAAAAATCTTCTTTCTACAACTTTCATTCTTGATGCTACTTGTTTGAAGTTGAATTTAGATGACATACTATCTGATTAAGACCGAAAATCAATTCACACTAAAAATCAATTCACACTAAAAATCAATTCACACTAACAAAAAAATTAATTCACGCTAAATGGCAAAATAACGTAACAACTTTTATCCTTATATTGAGCAAATTGATTATTAGAAAATATATAATGTTCAGATACTGAGAAATAAGCAAAACATTGTTTTGAAATAGGACAAACAATGCTAAATCCTAAAAATGATTTTTGAATTTGCATTACAACCTCCTTTCTTTTGGTTTAATATATTCAATCCTACTCGTTAGTGGTACTTTATTCATTATCTTTAAATCCGAATTTATCTTTTTGCGAATTGGTTCCATTATCTGAAATTCAATTCCATCAAGAACATATTGAAGTTTAATGCAAATTTCTGCAATTTTTGGATATGCAACTTCGTTGAAGTATTCTAAAATCCAAAAATTAATATTTCCATCAAATTCTTTATATGTTTGAATACAATCAGATGAATCCCAAACTTCTTCCGGTGTAGCCCTTCTCAAAATCTCAATAGCCTGAAACATTTCAGCACAGATGAACTTTCTCTTAAAAGTACAAAGATTATCCCATGTAGTACAAACAACTCCACCATTTCCATCATTAAGAATAATTTCACGATTATGCCAAACGTTCATTTGAACTGGATTCTGAAACTTCATCAATCCAATTAGAGTTTCTTTAAATCCTTCTGGATATTCATCCTCTGGAAAATTTATTTTAGAAAGTTCAGATAATCTTGTTCTTTCATAAAATTCCTGAGCTTGTTGAACATTTTGATAGTCTTTGTTTTTAGGAATTATTTTTACTTGATTTAAGTCCATTGTATTTGCTTGCTTTTTAGATTAATAATTAAGTTGTAGTTTCTGGATCTTTTTTAATTTCAGTTTTACTATCTTTTTTCTCATCCAACTCTTTCTTTGGTTCAGCTTTGATAAATCCACCTGTAATTTCAGGTAAAAGATTATTTAAGTCTGATATGTCTGCAATTTGCACTCCACCGTCATATCCATCTTTGACGCACTTCATCATTGCTCCATAATGCGATGTAAACCTACGAGCAACTTCTTGATCCTCTTTGTCGTTAGTAAGACCATAAATATATCCATCTGGAACAAAATCCAAACCTTTATATCCTATATATCTTCCTAATTTACGAAATGCAGGAAATGAAATTTCATTCATTTTTGCAATCTCAAAATTAGAATAAGTATTCTGTTTTTGATTAATTGCTTGCTCCATTGTGGATTCATTGAATCCATCTTTATTTGAAGTTACATTTGCTCCAACTTTTCCCGGAGTTGTCATCATTGCATCTTCGTGTCCTAAAGCTAATTGAGATAATTCCTTCTTTAAGAAGTTAGCAGCATCTCCATGAGATTTCCATCCAGTACCAGTTCCGCTTCCTGTTGCTGTTTCAAATTTAACTTCATCCTGAGTTCCTCTATCTAAAAGTATATATTGATTTGAAGATGGGTTTGCTAAAAATGCTTCAAATTTTTGACGAGCTTTACCCTGCTTATTAGTTGTTCCAACCCTTGTTGGTTGACCGTAATTTTCGATGAAATCCATTCTCCATCCTTTTAGGTGTTTAAGGTGGATTGCATATTCTGAAATGTTATATAACATTCCATATCCAACTTTAGAAACACCCCTATTCGATTTTGTTGGTATAAAATGATTAAACATTTTAATTATTTCATCATTTTCTACCTGAATACCATCTATATAATAAGGAACAGAAGTTAATAATGCACCTTTCCATAAGTCTATCCTGATATTTTCAGGACGAGTAAAAGTCATATTTGGAAATGGATTTGGCAAAGTAGAATCAAAATCTCCTAATTCTATTAATCGAAACCCCCAAAGTATTGCATCTAATACTAATTCCCTGTAATCCCTTAACCAAAAATGCGCATTTAATGATTGTGTTAAATCTTTACTAACAACCTTTTTTTTACCGGAGTTTGGTTTTTTTGGATCAATTTGATACTTATAAACTTCCGGATCTCTTTGAAGAACCAATTCCTTCATCCTGTATATAAGTGCCTTAACGAAAACATCCTCCTGCGTATCAATATAAATTCTTGTAGCCTTAGTTGTGAATGGAAAAAATGGCAACTCCATTTCTTTTATCGCCTCTCTCCAATCTGAAATATCTGCCGCCCATCTTTGGAATTGAATTGGAGCAATCGCATTTGATAAATGAGTTGGAGTTATAGCACCCCTGCCGGAATTTTGCGACCAATATCCAAAAGGATTAAACACTCTTGGATCTGGAATTAATGTTTGTTGTCCTAAGCGGGAGAGTTGCATCTTATAGTGTATCTTTTACTATTCTTTGAAATAAAGATAAGCAATCTAATGATTTTTTTCTTACTTCTTCTGAAACAGAATAATCTTGATTGATGTACTTTACAAAACCAAATATAGAATCGTGTAGTATATCAATTTCTTTCCAAGAAAGTTTTATTTCAAATATTGTATCTTTTTCCATTTTAATTTAAATTTTAATTATCCTATAAATTCCTCTTTTAATTCTTCAAAAGCCTTTTTCATTTCATCAATCTTATTCCTGTTTAACATTGCTTCCGTTGAAGCCCCATCATTAGTAAGTGATATTTTCTTTTCTTCTTTTGGAGTTGTATAAAATTCAATCAAATTTGATATGCTTTTAGCATATTCAAATTCACCAATTGATATGCACTGCATCTGAACTTTATACAAAATAGCTACAAACCAATTTTTGTTAGTTTGATATTTATCATTTTTGCTTTTTTGTACTAATTCAAATATATTATATCCGCTCCAAATTGAACCTAAAAAAAGAAAAATACAACCTATGAAATAAAATGCTTGAGCCATTAGATTAGTTGCTTGATTTAAAAAGTATTAATTATCTTCGGCATCCCTCCCCAACTAATATTCCCACTTTGCTCCGGTTGAATAATGGGAATTAAAGTAGTATCTTCTCCTTTCTTTATTAATTCCAATTTTCTATAAGCCCAATCTCTTTTAATTGCCCTTTCCTTAATCATAAAAGAATTGCGAATATTGAGATGACTTAAAGCTATTGCAACAATAATTTCCTTCATTATTGGATCTCTATTATCTCCAACATTCCACTGTTTTCTATATCCATCAGTCCATGCTGGAATACCACAATTTAATTCTGGATCATTCCAATTTGTAGCAAATGGTAAAACTGATTTAAAGAAAAATTCACCATTATCATTCCATTGGGATTTTCCGCAATCAAATCCAAATCCTAAATTAAATCCACCTTTTTGATTAGGAAAAATATTTGGTGGAGGAATATTTGATATTTGGTAGTATTGCTCTTTTGCTTGATGACCTGTTGCTATACTTTGCTGGATGCATGTATATGTATGATTTGCCCAACAAGTATTATCGTTAACATAATATACGCCGGGAGTTTCAACTCCAATTTGAGGTGATGGCATTAATTGAAATATAGGATATGGAAATGGAACATTATAAATATCATACCAAGTTCCTATTGCAGTCCAGTTTGCAGTATTCCAAACTTTATCCGAATTTGGTTGAGCGCAACAATATCCAATCCAAGTTGAACCATCTTGAAAATTTCCAGTATAAACTCCATTTGAATATCCAATTCCACCGTTGTATAATACACAATCACCTATTGCATAAGATTGCTCAGAACTATTAATACTTTCACCTTCAATTCCAGATGAACCAATCCAAGTTGGAAAATTAATTATACACCTATCTCCAGCGAAATATTTTCTATTAAAATAAAAAGGTTTAATATCTCTAAATTCAAAATCAAGATAAAAATAAGATCCTAATTTAGAATAAACTTCTGATATTGCGTAAGCCTCGGCGTTATTTCTTTCTAAATCACCACCTTCTGCAACGTAATCTAATAATTGATTAATTAATTGATCCGATCTTATTGTGGTAAGATAGTCGTTAAGTATTAAATATGGTGTGTATTGCCCTTTCATACGCCTAAAGTGCGAATATAAGTAATAATTTTGCTAAAAACGAATTTATTTTAAAACCATAAGTCGTCCTCAATTTCGTATGGTAAAAATAATGAATTTTTATGGATGTAACGTTCAAAATCTTTTTTTGATTTTTCGCAATATTCTTGATTTATTTCTATACCAGTAAAAGGATATCCTAAAACAAAAGCTGCAATTCTTGATGCACCAGAACCTAAATTTGTATCTATTATTGAAACTTTTCTTTTTAATTTTTCTTCGATTGGTTTAAGATATATTTCAAATAAATCTTTATATAATTCCATTGGCTTTCCTGTTTCATGCCAAGATTCTGCATCAGATCTATTTCTAAACATTCGTGTATTTATCTTCTTTTCACTTAATTCATGATCCGATACCCAAGCCATTTCAAATTGAGAATAATGCATCCCCCTCGGTATTTTTTTATCCCAAACATACCAATTATTATTTGGATATAAAAATGGATATCCTTCTTTATTAATAAGTCCTGTAAAATAATTTCCACCAAAAATTATCTGCTCATAGCTTATTCTAAATAGATGATAGAAAAATTCCTCTTTTGGCGCACCTAACCAAGTTTTAAATCCGCCTTTTTTTCTATTTGCAATATCTGGTTGATTTTCATCTCTATATTCAGGATCTACTATTGCTACATCAAATTGTTTATCTTTACATGAACGCATGAATAATATATTATCCATACATAAAACTTGACTACTGATTTTTTGCTTAATTTCTACCATTTACTTGAATTTAATTTCTACCATGAATTTTTAGATTGTTTTTTTGGTGCAATAAAAATTTCATCATCTTCTTCTTCGCTATCATCTTCAATTTCAGAATATTTAGTATCTCCTCTAAATTTCTTATTTTTCTTAACAGCATCGGAATCTTCTTGAAAAACTCTACCTCTCGAATCCTTTTCCCATCCATTTCTAATTGAACGTTTTCCACCAACTGCATCCATTGTCATTTCTCCGTTCTGATAAGTTAAATATTCTTCCATAAAATTTTCGCACATGATATAATCTGCAATATCGCATAGATGCCCAAATGGTTGAACTTGCCTAACTCCACTTACTATCTTTGTTGATTTGTCTTTATGTCCAGACTTTTTTTCATTGCGAATATCTTGCATTACGTTTTGAAAATCCTCTATTAACTTAGGACAACCTTTTCTACTTATCCTAATTTTAATTCCAAATATTTCTGAAAATAAAACAAGATTCATAAATTCACCCCTAAGTCTATTATTTGGATTTGCATCTTGAACTCTTATTTCTGGTTTAAATTTCTTTAAAGCGGTTTGTATTATAGTGAATGTATTTTGTCCTTTTTCTAATTTTATATCTTCTTTTTTAGATGTTGCATCACCGTTTATATACCATCCTGCTTTATGATCTACACCTTTTCCGCTATCGCCATCTATATACCAATCTCCAGCCCAATCTTTTATTAACATTTTAGATACTCCTGTAATATTATTTTCTGGATTATATCCTAAATATTCTTTTATAAACCACATCTCCTGACCATGCCTTTGAGCTATTAATGTTGGAAGATACGGCTGAGTATTTTCATCCCAACCATTTATTATTGGTTTTGTTTTAAAATAATCTAAATCTTCTTCACTATGTTTTTCATAAGAAAACCGATTGTAATAAAGTTGTGCATTTAGTTTAGTTCCCCAATCTCCGTTTGCGTATCTTGTAGCTAAATTCATATCAAATCCAGCCTGAACAACAAGTTTAAACCAATATGCGTAATGATTTTGACAATAATTATCTATATAATCGCTATGGTGAATTTTAACTCCAATAGATTTAAATATTCTCCTTTGTACTTGATCTTCTTTTGTTGCAGAACCTTCTTTAAATATATATCTCCAAAGCCATGAACCATCTTCATCCGAATCTATTGGTATAACATCACAGGCATTAAAGCATCCTATTAATAAGGTATCAACTCCTGGCCGTCTTAAACGAGAATAAAGCATCCCGAATGATTTAAATGAAATTTGATTTATTTCATCTATAAGTATGTGAGTTGGATTATTCCAACCTTTTATTTTCCCTAATTCATCGCAACCAAAAATTTGAAATATTCCTTTATTTTTGATGCAATGTATATTCTTACTTCCATTATCCGCTTCTGAAAAATTAAATAATTCTTCCCATCCATTTCTTTTTATCTCCTCAATTATGTTTTTATGTAACTGAGTTGCCATTTCTTTTTCCTGCCTGCCATAAAAACATACAAATTTTCCTTTTCCTGAATTTAAGCAGATAAGTAAAAGATGTGTTATTGCCCAAGTAGTTTTACCTGAACCATAAGAACCATCTAAAAATAGTAATCCTTTTGTTTTTTTCCATAATTCTATGAAAGCATCATTTACAAAAACACCACCATGTTCCCTAACGTGTTGATGGAAGTCGTTTTCCATCCACGTATCTTGTGCAGGATCATGTATTGTTCCATCTTTATCTACATATAGAGTTCCTGCTTCTGATTTAGATTGCTCTAATTCTTTAAAGTTTGGATATATTTTTATTCCTTGTTGTTCAAAATATTGCTGATCTTTTAGGTTTTTCAGGTTTCTTCTTCTGAAAACTTCTTGAATTTCACCTTTTTCATCCAAAATTGGTATTCCTTTTTCATCGGATAATATCTCAACTTCCGCTTCATCTACCTCTGGCTCTCCTTTGATTATTGTTTTTCGTTTATTCCAAACAGATCCCGGACATAACCAATAATCCGAATTTGGTAGTTTTACCGCTCCGGGGATTCCGAGGTTGATTCTTTCTTTTGTTTCTTTCATTTTATTTCTTCAAATTCAGTAAATTCACCATCATCTCTTTTTTCTTCTTTAATATCATCGTCATTATCTCTTTCCTCAAACGCATCGTTTAAGCCTTGTAAAAACTTATCCAAATCTTTTCCGGTAATAACTTTCTGTTGTGGTTTTTCTTCAATAATCTCAATTTTCTTTCCCCACCTTTTTCTATCCATAAATTCAGCATACCTACTTGACCAAAGAGCAATCTCCCTAACTAATCCAACATGCTGCATACTTAAATCTTCCTTAACCAGCCATTCCATCAAAAATTCCTTTGCCCATTGCATGTACTCTTCACCAGATGATTGATATGCAAATATCAATTCATCTACTTTTTCTGTTTCCTTTGCCCAATAGCAGTATATAATATTTGTAAGAGATGGCATATAATCTCTCATCATATTAACTATGTCCTTTGTTGATTTTCTTAAGTATATAAGGTTTGCTATTAGCTCAATATTTTTATCAAGAAAATCAAATTGCGCTTGATATTTATGTTCAGTTTTGCGCTCAGATTTTTCTCCTTTTGTATTATTTCTTCTTAATGATAATCCAAAATTCAAATTTTCTTCCATTTCGTCAGCTATTTTATTAAGTGTATCTAAATCTTCTTGACCGTATTCTGCATTTTTTATTCTATGGTATTCATCTCCGTATCGTTTGTATGTTTCATATAGATTTGGATATCCCGGAACCATTGTTGCAATCCTATCCTTATCTCCACCATTTCTCAAATAATCCCTAATGCGTTCATACATTTGAGGATTCATTTCTTTTGGATCAAATCTAATAGTTACTTCAACCTTTCGTTTTCGTTCTGAAAATTCAGGCTTTTTATTTCGTTTTCTATCAGATTTTTGTTTCCACTTCATAATCAATCGGTATTAACTCCCAACTTTAACCTCATTTTAAACTTCAAATTTTAACCTCCTTTTCCAATTCCTTCTTACACCTTTTAATAATCAAAGATATTGTTGCCTTAGTCCAAACCGAATCTTTATATGGCGTTTTAAATCCACCATCATTAAGTAGTTTGCATATAAATCCAAGACTTTTTCCGCTTTGATGTAAAGAATATACCAATCCTCTAACTGGTTTTTCTTTTTCAAATCTTTCTTTTTTCTTACTTTCCGCTAAAGCCCTTATTTCGGATGCAGCCATTTTCCCTTCTTTTGGATTTTCATTTTCAAATCCAGATTTTCCAATTGGGCAACCTAATCTGAAATTTGGATTTTTCTGCAATTCTCTTTCTCTTAATCTTCCAAGTGCATTTTTAGTGTTATTAGATAATGTATCGGAATAGTCTTGCGCAACTAATGCTAATATTCCTATTGTTAATGGATTTGCATTTGGATTATCGCAACAAGTAAAATCTACGTTTGAATCTTGAAGCATTAAAACTAATGATGCTTTTCTACTTAAACGAGATACATTTGCAATAATTAACCTACCTTTTAATTTTTTAGTTAGTTCGAGTGCTAATCCTAATTGTTCTCTTTCTTCGTTAGTTCCAGTTTCGATTTCTGTAAATTCGTAATCTGGTTCTTCTCTTAAATATCCAAATACAAGGTTTTTTTGAGATTCAAGACCTAAGCCGGATTCCCCTTGTTTTTTAGTGGATACTCGATAATAAGCGATTGTTGGTTGTTTGCTTGCCATGTTATATATGTTTTTGTAAAGGTATAGTTTCTAATTGGTACTACCTAATAGAAATTAGACGTTAACAAATTAATAACAAAATCACCGATGCTAAAAATAACAAACCTATTGATACGCCTTAATACCAAATCCTATTTTAATCGAACTATCGAATTTTTTCTTATTCACCATCTTATTATTGATGTAGTAGTATCTGATTGTATCTTCTTTTAATCTTCTACATAAATACAACTCATGATTTATTTGAAAGTTAAGAATTGTACAATTTTCTAAACCATTTAAAATAATAGAATCGGATATTCTATCACTTTCTATGTAAAGTAGTAGAGAATCGTTTTCGTGTTGGAGTTGGTTAATCTGCATAACTTTTTCGTATTCTAATTTTACTGTATTGTCATGTCTCTTAGTATCAAAATAAATAGTTGGTAATGCTATTAGAAAAAATACAAATAACGCAATAATCCAAGTTTTTAAATTTTCTGAAATTTTCATATTTTATGATTTTAAGTTAAATTCTATTTTTGTTTATTAATGATCTGTTTTCTGCAAGCCATCTTGATTCAACTTCTTTTGCACCAAATAATATTGCTTTCTTTTTCATTGAAAGACAAATATCAAAATGCTCTTTATCCGTATTTGGATATTGTATCCATTTAATATTTACTCCAATTCGTTTTGCCATATTTATTAATTCTTCGTGTGTATCAGCAAGCATGTGGCACATTAACATCCTTCCAAATGGATGATTAAAATTATCTATATAAACCATATTTTATGATTTTAAGTTTTTAATTAGTTTTTATATATTTTTCCGTGTGCAATCATTTTATCAATACTATCATTAGTTGCTTTATTTGCAAATATCTGTTTCTTTATAGTAGTATGAACATTATGCCAGTTTATTACTTCCAATATTGAACCGTAATAAGATAATAGTTTTTGTTTTGTCATTTATAATTGTTTTAAGTTAAAATAATTCTTTTTGTTTCATTAAAATTAGATTAAATGAATCACGAGAATTTAGAATAATTTTTGTACACTCGTTTATTATCATTTCTGTAAATTCTGAAAAAGTAATATTAATAATATCGAATGTTAATATATCCGATCTTATATTTCCTCTTTTTACGAAAAAACTTATTGTTCCAAATTTATTAGTATATGTGTAATTAAATCCTATATTATTTATTGAATAAATAAAATTTTCAATTTTAATTACTTTTTCTTGTATCATAAGATTAAAATTTTGCGATAAATAATATAACACTCTTGTTGATTTGGAAACCTATTAAATTTACAATAAAATTTTAAAACATCTTCGTATGAAATAATGTTAGATTGAACAAAATTTATTATTTCTTGTTTTTGTTTTCCGGTAGCGATAGTTAATTTAATTAGCGTTTCTTCCATAAAAAATTTTTTAATCTCCTAAAAAAAATAAACCATTTTAAACTTTTTCTAAAAACAATAGGATTTGGTTTTTCAAATTCAGCCAATCTTATTTTTTCAGCTTTTTCTTTATAAGAATCCGATCTTTCTTCGCATATGCT